TCGTGATCATATGAAAATAAGACTTCACAATCAGATTTGCAAAGTGCCTTTACAAATGTTTCATAACAGAAAAGTAAATTTCCAGTATCCATATGCAAATCACTTTCGGTATATTCGGTCTCTGAAAAAAATTTTTCCCATCGATATCCAGAAGACTCATCCCATCCTATATCAGAATATAGTCCTATAGTGGGACCCATAATATAATCAATATCAATACTTAATACTCTCATTTTATATTATTAGAGTAAAGAATTATATTTATCCAATAGTTCTTTTTTTGGATCTACAATGGTTATAATTTTATCGGAATGAATCATAAAAGAATTTTGAGTTGTATACTCAAATAGCCAAGGAGAAATTGTTCCATTATCTTCGACAACATATGGATCTACAAGTTTACAATCTGGTTCTCCTAGTTCTGATCCAACTTCTTCAATTTTAGAAATCAACAAAGTTTTATTCAACAATACAATTATTTTAGTCATTCAAAGTAATCCTCAGTTTCTGCATTAACAATATCCCTCTGATAAATTTCTAAGATCTTATCAATAGGATCTACGATAGTAATAACCCAATCATTTGGAATAGGTATTTGTTTTGTTTTTGTTAAAGGAGCCCAAGGGAAGAGAGTTATCTTAAATGCATCTTCTTCAGAATCATTTTTCTTAAGATTAACAGTACATGGTTTTTCCAGAAAATATCCAATTACTTTATCATTTTCGGAAACCATTTCCTTTATTTCGGAGACAATATTTTCTCCGGACTTTAGCATTATAAGTTTTATAGACATTAGTACTCCAATTCTCTAATAATTCTAGCAAGAAAAAAAGGAGGAGTCAACCTGGATTTTGCCAGGTGCTCCTCGCGCCGACGATATTCAATTCTATTTAGAGGTAATCTTTCCTCTTATGATGATCAGGAACAATTCTACCAAGATTAATAGTCAAAAGCCCATCCTCAAAATCAACTGATCTAACTTCCGTATCATCAGAGAGTGTCCACGCTCTCTTAAAACTCCGTTGAGCCAAACCTTTGTGGATATAGTTGGACTCCGTTTCTTTATCCTCCTTTTGACCTTCCACAAAGAGTTTGCCGTCTTGTGTGTAGACATAGACTTCTTTTTTCTTAAATCCAGCAAGAGCAAGTTCCAATCTCGACTCTACATTACTGACTTGAACAAGATTGTATGGGGGATAGTTTGTTGTGGTTTCATGTAGGTGAAAAATACGATCAAAGTATTCATCCATTCCAATTGAATTGCGAGTGATCTTATCCATCAGCGCAGGAAGATCCGCATGTGTAAACCGTGAGGTTACAAGGTTAGTCATTATGGTAGCTCCTTTTTAAAGCGAGTTTGTGTTTTGTGGATCCTTTCGGCATCCATTACTAATTATACAAGATAATAAAAAAAGACGGGTAGAGAAACCCGTCATTTTGTAGCGTATATTCCGTATGTAGCGTGTCGCGCACGAAAGAGCGACATATTATATATCAGACTTCTTGTGATTTTTTCTTGGAACCAATGGTGTATTTGGTTTCTAGTACCCAATCGCCCTTATCCTTATAAGATAAGACTTTAATCTGATTTAGTGGTGCAATATCAGCGATAGATTCATCCTTAACTACACTGATAAGACCCCAATCACAAAGTAAACGTGCAATTCTATTGCGACGCTGAACATCATTCACTGTAAGATTTGCGTGCTTACCATCTAGGGCAAATAGTTCCTTAAAGTGAGTGATGTAATACTTGCCTTGCTTATGCAAAATATGGCAACTTTGATAGAGTTTTTTCTCTTTTCTTGATGCAACTCCGATACGAGTCAAAGTTTCACGAACTTTTAGAAAGTCATCAGGTTCATTAAGGATAACTTCCACCATCATATCAGGAGACCAGTTTACTTGTGGTTCAATAGTTTGATTAGTCATTTTGTTCCGCCAGTTTCAAGTCGTTGTTTAATAAAATTAAGTTGTTCTTTATTTAGAATCTTCAAAGCTTGAGATGCCTTTTCATTACTATAACCATAGTACTGTTTTACGCATTCTAAATCTTTGATTTTATCTTTTCGGAGCCAAGGAGAAAATCTCTTCTTTTTCCTCAGACTATTTAGGTAAAATGAATACTGCATATCTTTATCTAGATGATGATTCATATTCATTTCATTAGAAAAAAGAACACAGTCAATATTACCAGACAGGCATTTATTAATAATGTATGGGGGATAGTTCTTGATGTCTTCAGACAAATCTTCCTTTGTAAAATTAATAGAGTTTAACCATTCTTTTAATTCCATAATTAATTCTCATCTACTAACAAAATGTTTCTGGATGTACGTGCAACTTTTTATCGTTCCAAGATTTATACCATTCGGATGTTATTTTCTTTTTATGATTATCGATATCATCCGCACTCCAACTTAAATTTAATCCTCGAAAAAAAGAAAACACAAACAATCTCAGTTCTTCTTCGCGCAATTCTGGAAGTTTGGTTAAACTATATTTCAATTTTATTTTATTGTAAATCTGCTGAAAAGATTCGTTTTCTTCGCTGTTGATATAACCAACAATCAATTGGTGCTCTAATGGCCATATCCACATCTTTTCACAAATAATATTTTTTAAAATATTACGAGAGTATTTTGCAATTTCATCCCAGGTTTCTGTTTCATAGTGATCTAGAAGAAGAGTATCACATTTACCCTTATATTCGTTTGCATCAACGTTAATAACTTCAAGTTCATCAAAAATTTGTGAATTAAATTTTTTATGGTATTCAATCAATTCATTTGATTTTTCCAGAACAACAACTTTAGAAACATTTTTCTTAGAAAGAATCCAAGATTCTCTAAGTGCAAATCCAAGACCAGTACAAATACACACTCCATCAGCAATCCAGTAATGAGAAAAAACTTCCCAAAGACTTTCCTTATATTTTGGAGAATAGGTTAACCATCTTTCTTCACCATTAAAGAGGCAGGCTTCAGATTTATCATTATTATATAATACCTTTAAGTTATTTTTTTGGTCTTCAAACTCTACTACATTTGGTTCTACAAAACCAAAAAAATCAAGAAAGTTCTGCATGAAGTTTATAATTAAAGAGTAAAAGTTCTTTACGTTGTTTTTGATCACGCATATATTCACCAACAGAACGCATAGTATAAGTCAAATCAAACTCAGCAGCGTTCCAGTTTTTAAAGCGATCTTTTACAAGTTGATCTGAGTTATAGCTAATCAATTGATCCATATTATTAGAGTCGCAATCAGCAGCAAACTTATCGTGATCAAATCCTTTGTGCATTGATCCCTTGTTCCCATAGAGATTATCCTTAATATCATAAGGAGGATCGAGATACATAAAAGCACCTTTGTCTCCATCCATCAGATAATCATAGGAGTAATTAGTTATACGCCAATTTGATATTAGCGTAGAATACGAAGGCAATTTTTCGATCCCTCGCATTGAAAAGTTGGAAATCGATGCCTGCTGTGAAAATGATGAACTCTCTGTGAGACCACTGAAACTGCACTTATTGACAACATAGAAAGCCACAGCACGATCAATGCTAGGCAAACTTTGGTCATTAACTTGCTCCTTTGCTTTAAGAAAAAGTTCTCTTGCTAAGACGGGAGTATTGTTTGCTGTCTTTAACTCTACCAGTTTGTCTTTAAGATCAGTTCCAAAGATCTGAAGTTGCTGCCAGAAATTTACAAGTGGTTCATATAAATCATTTACCCAAATATCTAGGTTAGGATATTTCTTTGTGATATAAATCGCAACACTTCCTCCTCCAAGGAATGGTTCACGAAACTCATTATAATTACGAAGGTCTGGAAAGTAAGATCCCATCTTTTCACAAGCACGGGACTTACCACCAGGATATCTAAGAGGCGTTTTGAGGGATTTCATAGTCTTTAGGGTGATACTTCAAATATTCAAAGAAAGTTAATTTCATTTCTTTCTGCGTCATTCCACAATGTTTTGCTGCCGCAGGTAAAGTCATTTTAGCACGAAATAAAGATTCATTCGCTTCTTTTACATTCTCTGGAGTAGTTTTTATTGGATGTTCAATTAGAGATGCCTTATTAATTTTGTATGGATTCATTTCAAATTAATCGTATAAATTCTGTTCTTGCTGTAACCTATCTATATGATGGTATATTGTTTTTTGAGAATATTGAAACTCTTTAAAACGCCTTGGATTATTTTTTTGCATTTTACTAAGCATATTAATCCAATCATAGCGTTTATCTATACTCCAACCATAATGGCGTTCATCATGAAACAAATCAAATATAGAAACCATTACTCAAACTCCCTTGTTCGGTTCGTTTTAATTGTAGGAGTTTCATAAGGAACTACACAAGAAACAACAATTTCCATTGATTTGGAGGCATCAGCCATCTCACGATATCCAGTACCAACATAAATCTGTCCACTAACTACAGCAATAGCGCAGACTCCCCAAAAGATATAATACCACTTTGCTTTTACTTGATGTGTAAGATTTTTCATATTCAAACAATTAACTTTTTACTTGGAGATTTGATCAAAGAAAACATTTGTTCATACTGCTCGACAATTTGCTCCTGTGTTTCGGAAATATAAACAACATATTTCTTAGAAATTTCTAGATCTACATTCCTATCTTTTAGAAGAGGAGACCAAGGAGCAAATCCCATTTGACCATTTCCTGTAGGAACAGCAACGATTGGATTTCGGATAACAATAGTATCCCTCAAATCCCCAACTTGGTCTGCAATAACATCTTCACCAGACCACATACGAATCAATTTTACGTTCATTTGAATTCACACTCCACCATAATTTCAGTTAATGCAGCAATAAGATTTATTTCTTGATCAGCCACGAATGCACATTGGTATTGATACTTAGCAATAACAAGAACAGCAGCGGGAATAGATTGGGGTAGAAGGTGATCAAAAGCGGCGTCATAAACCCTGCGAAGTAGATGAGAAGCGTCGTTGTCCAAGTTGCTGACCACCCACTTTCGGACTTCAGTAAAGTTTTTATCCTTGAGATTTTTAATAAGTTCATTTACAGATACGTCAGAGAAAGATGCAAGAATTCCAGAATCAATTTTACCGCCAGTAGAATACCTTTGGATTTCGTTTAGAACACGTCGAAAATCGGGAAAGTGTTTCGATACGAGTTCCGCAACGACTTTTTCATCATACTCAATCTTTTCCTGATCGAGGATAACTCGTAACCTCTGAAAGAAATTCCCAGCGAGTTGCACTCGCTGCTTTCCCTTGATTGTAAAGTCGATGACGGCACATCGGGAGTGAAGAGGTTCAATAATTTTGTTCTTGTAGTTACAGGTGAAGATGAATCGGCAGTTGTTATAAAATGCCTCAATATTCGCCCGTAGTAGGAGTTGTACGTCGTTGCCTGTGTTATCCGCCTCATCGATGATGATGACTTTGTGTTTAGAAGATCCCGTAAGTGAGACGGTCGAAGCGAAGTTCTTTGCTTGGTTCCGTACAGTATCCAGGAAACGCCCTTCGTCGGATCCGTTGATAACATAATAATCTGCTCCCAGTTCATTGCACAATGCTTTTGCAATGGTAGTTTTACCAATACCAGGAGGTCCAGCAAGAAGAAGATTTGGAATCTCTCCCTTCTCTACAAACTCCTTAAATGTTTTTTTAGTATCATCAGGAAGAATACAATCCTCAATCACTTGAGGGCGGTATTTCTCCACAAAAAGAAATTCACTAGTCATAATTTAGACCCAATCAGGTTTGCGTTCAGGCATACGAAGATAGTTATCAGACACCCAAGGTTTAGATGCAATGTATCTTTTGTACGCTTCAAATGTATCAATAGTTTCGTCAAACTTCCATTCCTCAGGCATAGCACGAGCAAATGGAGTTACTTCTGTAATCTTACCCTTAGGAAACAAATAGTATGCATCCACTAGGGTATTATAACAGGAGTGAGTTTTATTATACCGCAGGCAGTATTCATCAGACAAGTTCAATCCCCACTTAATTAACCAGTAAGCATTATGGATGCTCTCCAGTGCCCACTTGGTACATGGATGATTGCGGAATGCTCCTTTCTCGGTCCTGTAGGGGGTTCCATCTGCCTTAGGAAGAGTGCCGTACCCATACCCCCACTTATCAGAGGCAACGATAGAGAGCATCTGACAGCACTCTAAGGGCATCTTAACAATATGTTTGTCGGGCAAACAAATAGCACTTTCTGCAGGCCAAGGAGAAGTAACGAAGATGTTCATCAACCAAATGTAGAATCAGGTTCCAGAGCAATATGATAAGTCACATCAAATCCAGTATTCTTAAATCGTGATAAAAGTTTATTTGAAATTACAACCTCATAGTTTCCAGGAAGAATCTTAATGTTCTCTACCTTGAAATTGAATGAGAATACTTCATCGGTTTCACCAACAATTACTGAAAAATCATTGGATGTATCGTTCTTCTTATCACGAACAACAAGTTTGACCACACCTGCTTCACCAACCACAGACAAGTCAGGAAGTTGATAAACAGCAGCAGCCTTAAGGAGTTTATCAAGTTCTTTTGTATCAAGAAGGAAACAAACATCCTCACTTGGTAGAACGATGTCTTTTTCTGGTGGAGTAATGATTACGTTGGGATCTGCAAAGAAATACTTTGAACGAGATTTACCTTCTTTAATAACAACATACCCATCATTTTGAAAATCAAGTTCTGCATTTTGATGTAGATTTAGACCATTCAAAAATTGGTTCAGATCATAAATACCAAAATCTTTTGGTAGATCTTCTTCAATCTTTGCTTCCGCAAGGATGTTCCGCATTACAGAGATTGTGCGAAGACTATTACCTTCCTTAAACAAAATTGATTGGTTAATTGAAGAAAAATTCTTTAGAAGAGTAAGAGTTTTATCAGAGAGTTTCATAGTTTTATCTTGGAGTTTCATGATCAATATGGAAAATCAGAAGTAGTATTCTTATGTAGACCTGCAAAATGATAAAGAAGAATGCAGTAATGGATTGCTTTCAGAATATCCATTTTCGATTTACCATTCTTTTTACCAAAACGAGACAGATACTTGATAGCATTTGATCGCGTGAATGGTTCAGCATCACCAATGCTTTCAATCAAATCTAGAGTTTGAGTTTTGGATTCTTGAGAAGTATAGTGTTGGTGATAAGTGCTAGAAAGATACTGCTCAATCTCTTTCAGAGTTTTATCTTCTTCATATTTCCAGAAACCATTCTTGTTAGTATCTTCAGTCATTTTAATAGTAAAATTTGAGAGTGAAATGTGATCATCGCCTAGTCCATCAGCAAGGCGAGAACCAGTGAACGTAATAGTATCTGGAGATGGGTAAGGATTTCCAGTCATACTAATACCATCATACTCCCAGAAATCTTGATTTGGAATTGTACTTTCGTAAGTGCTCTCAAAGTTTTCAGACATTTTGTTTCATAGTAAAAGGACAAAAAGAGGAGGCACATTGACCTCCTCATATTCTATCAGGATTGTTGCTCCTGGTCAACGGGAAGTTGGAAATCAGCATCAACCTTATCATACAGTTCGATGAAAGCTTGTTTGGTTTCATCATCAAATCGTGCGGTACATACATCAATCGCCTTTGCTTTGTTACCAAAAATGCTGTAAGCACGGATGATATGAACCAAGCGGCGGGTGCTGATGATTTCCTCAATACCACCATCGTAGAAGGTCTTGCGGATGATGTCTGCCCAGTCAACCAAACGCTTACAGAAGTCACGATCCTCCACACCAAGGTCCAGAGAGATGCCCTCAAGGATCTTCTGCTCGGTTGCAGGGGCAGGATACTGCTGCTCAAAGGTCACAGGGAAACGCTCCAGGAATGCCTCATTCAGAACGTTAGTGCCGATAAAGCGTCCATCATCAGAACCTTTACCCTTGGTGTTGGCGGTGGCGATAACGTTGAAACCAGCAGCAGGTTTCACAAACCGACCAATCTTCTTCAGAAAGACACCCTTACCCTCTAGCACGGATTGTAGACAAAGGATTTTGTTGGAGGCAAGGTCAATCTCGTCAAGGAGCAGGATCGCTCCGCGTTGGAGGGCTTCAATAACTGGACCGTTATGCCACACAGTAGCACCATCAACAAGGCGGAATCCACCAATAAGATCGTCTTCATCAGTCTCAATAGTAATGTTTACACGAATCAGTTCACGATTAAGTTGAGCACACGCTTGTTCAACAGAAAACGTTTTACCATTACCCGAAAGACCCGTAATGAACGTAGGATAAAAAAGGCGGGACTGAATAATTTTTTTAACATCAGCAAAATTACCAAACTTGACGAAGGTATCATCTTTATCAGGAATGAGATTTTGTTCTACAGGAGGAACCACTGCGGGTGCTTGATAAGTACGTTCGATTTCTTCTACCTTTTGTTGAGTCACTTCAAGATTCCATTTACCACGACTAGTTTTAAATTCATCAATTTTCTTAGTTACCGTCTGATAGTTAGCATCATTCATATTACACCAGGCACGGATATCTGCACTGGTAACATTGTTACCATAAAGTGCCTGGAGGGAAGTGCGGATGTAATCAGAGGAAAGAGACATTGGTTTGTTTTGTTTCAACTCCGTTATTATAGAGCAAAAAGGGGGGCATCAATCCCCCCAGTGGTCAGTTCGCCAACTGGTTCCGTAGTTGGTCTAGATGATTCTGTGTAGCAATTCTTCCAATGTATCCTGGGTAATACTTTTCAACTAGAGATGGAATACCCATAGCACTTATGCTGCTAGAACATTTGATCCATACTTCTTTGGTATCGTATTTTACTACGTGTTCAAATGGAAATTTAGTTTTCATACGACTAAAGAAATAAACTCACCAAGAACTTTCTTATTTAGTTTTTTAGTCTTAAGAGATTTGACGAATGCAGTTTTAATTTGAGATTTGGTAGCATCCTCAGAAACTTCAAATTCAGAATCCTGTGCAAGGGCTGTTGCAGACATTCCGAAGTAAGCATCATATCCAGAGTTAGTGATAGTGAAACTACGCAGTTTCTTCCAATCACTTTGAATTTTATCCCACTGCTTATCAGTTGAAGGATGATATAGTTGAATGAATCGAATTGCAGAACGAGGTTCAAGAACACGAATTCCAATAAAATTAATAGAAGAAAACTTATCCTTCAAATTTTTAAGAAGCGTATCTGTAAAGGCATGATATCCATAACCAACTTTGTAAGTGGTTCCAAGTTTACGGTCACGAAGGAAAGTATTTTCGGGGTAAATATAACCAGTTCCAAGGACAGGATCTTTGGAATAATTACGATTAACCTCTTTGTGATAAACAAGTTGATTTGCTTCACCATCAGTCAGAACAATGCACTGAACTTTCTGGAGTTTATTTTCTTTCTGGAACTTAGGAAGAATTTGATGGAGAGAAATCAATGCTTCATTCAGAGGAGTTCCTGAAAGAGACATACGATTGGAGTATGTGTAAGGAGAATGATAAGACCTACCAAAGCAATAAGCAAGACGCCAAATATTCAACAGTTGATGCTCCAGTTCTTTACCATTCACTTTACTGGTAAGAATATTCATCATAGAGAAAGTTTCGTCTACCAGTAGCAGACCTTCTTTCTTTTCATAGTGAGGAGTGCGATCTGCAGCAAGATGCTTACCAGTTTCATAGTCATACTCACCACGACGCCATTCATTCGTGAAGGCATATACTTCAAAAGGAATAGAAACTTTTTTACAGAACCACACCAGATTGAAGAGTTGCTTACAAGTATCAATCATCACATCGGACATAGAACCACTCCAGTCCAACACAAACACCAGACCATGATTCTTACCGTCAGGAATCACAGAAACCTTCTTGAACAAATCTTCGTTGTACTTATAGGTATGAAGACGAGCAGTATCAAGAACTCCAGTGCGAGCAGTTGATGCACGAGCATACTGGTCTGCTGCCTTACGACACTCAAACTCTTTTACAAGATAATTGACTTCCTTTTGAGCAGAAGACTTGAACTTCTTAAACTCAGTATCAGATTCTTGGTAAAGATTTGTTGGTGTAATTTCTTTATCTTTTGCCCATGCGTTATGTATATTTTGTTGGTTGGAGAATGAATAATTAATTTCTTTATGGACATCAAAGTTCTTAGCAATAACAGTATCAAGATTCAATTGAGGAACTTGAATATAGATAGTTTCGTATGAGTCATTATTAACGAGATCACGAATCTTTTCTTCCAAAGAATCAGCAGTGCGAACTTCAGGTTCATTATCTTCACCAGAAGATTTCACTGGAGTTTGATCTCCCTGAGCAGTTCCACCATAGGACCCATCATTCTCTTGAGGTTGAGAGTTATTATTCTCACCATCTTGTTCAGAAGAGGAGTCATTCGTCTCTACAATCTCATTAGCAGGAGACTGAGAATCTCCTTGCATTTGATGAGAATCAAATTCAGCAACCTTTTGTTCCTGTTCCTTTTCTTTCTTACAATACTTGTAGAGTTCTTCTGCAGCAATCAGCACATCAGCAAAGGTTTCAGTATCGGCAATCAAGTTGACGATCTCAGTTTCTTCCCCACGCTGAATAGGAATATTGATATAATTTCCAATCTTAAACCACAAGTTAGCGCGATCAGCAAGATTAAACTTAGAGATATTTTCTTCTTTGATTTGGAAGAAGTCATCCTCATTCAACTCTTTATAACCATTGTAGAAAGTCTTTGCAAGTCCAGCATACTTGCGTTTCATTAGTTTCTCAATGCGAGCATCTTCAACAACATTCACAAACTGTTGAGGAACTTTTACTTTCTCTAACCAATTCTCATCAGGAGTAAAGAGAGCATGACCTACCTCATGACCCACAAGAAGGTCATAGACGATCCCACTTGCCTTTTCCCACAGAGGAAGAGTCAGAACACGAGTATGAACATTGAAACAGGCAGTAGAGACTTTCTTATGCTCAACCACCAGATCCTCAGTAGCAAGCAGTTTGGCGAGTTGAGACTTGATTTCGTGGCGGATGGACATTGGGTTTGTTGCGTATGCAGGTATCATAAAACGAAAGGTCGCCCTTCGGACGACCCATGTGACGCTTTTTGAACTGGGCTAGTCTTGCTTTTGCTTGCCTCAGTGCTTGCGGTTTAAGTTTTCGTTTCTGATCCTTCTTGGAGTGATGCTGCCAATTTGGAGTGTTCACTTCACATTCTCCCACTAACCAAACTACAATACTATGTATCTGAGTGATTTAAAATTTTAGTGGACGGTTTTAAATCTGGTCCTCGTAAAAATTTTCATAATACCATGGATGATCAAACATCATTTCCTCTTGAAGTTTTTTGGGCATAAAACTGAAGTCATATGGATCAAACTTTTCTAATCTTTCCTTTATTCTATGATTACCATAAGGCAAAAATACCGTATCATTATAGTCAACCTGCTTAATATTATTCAAATCATGTCCATAAAATCTCTCTCCAAGATACTCCCAAATAGATTCTAGAGTTTTTTCTGGATCTAAAATAAAATTCTCATACTTTACTATTTTTATTCTTTTCAAATATTCAGGACGAACATCTAGCATTTCCTTTAGGCATATTAGATTCTTTCTTATCATTCCAGAATCCATTAAAGATTTGATTCTAATTTTATAGAGATCTTCTTTATTATAATCATAATTTTGTTCACCAAAATACATTTCATCCTTATAGCTCATCATAGTTTTCTTATGAACTTTCTCTAATGATGAAATTATTCCTCTTAAATCTCGAATAGTATAGATAATCTTTATGTCTGGGAATAGATTAAATAGAAAATCTAATTCATGAGACCAGCTTCTGCATTTATCAATGTAAATATCCGTATCGCAAATAGTATCAATCCAAGAATTAACACCCGATCTACAAAAATTTTTAATTAAATCATAAGAAGTTTCAGCGTCATATTGAGATTCACGAACAGCATCAGTGAATTGATTTTGTGCTGATTGAACTATCGATCCCAATATGGAATCTGGAGATATAGTAACATGTGGATTTTGATTTAATACATTCACTAATAAAGTGGACCCCGTTCTAGGAAGTCCACACATACAAACAAATTTTCTCATGATTTTTTATATGAAAAGTTCTTGATTTTTTCAAACTTTATTGTTGAGTTGAATTTATCATGTAGAGATTCTTTATGAGATATAATAAAAACGTTAGCGTCTTTAATTACATATCTGATTATTTTTAAGAAGTCTTCTGTCCCAAATCCATCTAGAGATGAATCAAATACTTCATCTAAGATTAATAGGTTTGTATTTGTAGAATTTTTAAACTTAGCAACTTCTCTCCACGTAAATAAAAGTGCTAAGTCAATTCTTTGCTTTTCACCTTCACTAAACGAAGAGTACGAAAAATCTTCATGAATTGGTGATTGGACGGTTTCGTTAAATTCTTCATCAAGAGTAAAATTAATATAAAAATCCATCATCTGAAGATAACGGTTAACTTGCTGATTTATCAGCGGCAAATACTTCTTAATGATTTTGGATTTAACTCCACCGTCTTTGAGTAAACTATACGAAAAATCGCAATAGTTTATTGTATCTTTTTTAGAAGCGAGCTCGTCGTATGTAGTTCTTAAATTGTCTTTGAAGGATTCTAACTTCTCATGTTCAGAATTTCTGTTTGCAAGGTTCTCGGTAATTGTTTGAATTTCAGATTCAAGATTTCGGATTTGTCTCCGTAATCCATTAATCTTAATATTGTTTTGAGAAATACCATTCGTTAGTTTTGAAATCTCCTTCGTTAGAGTATTAAATTGACGCTCTCGCTCCTCTTCCTCTTTAATTGCCTCCTCCAGTTCTTTATAACCAGATTGCAACTCTTTTGCTTTATCTTGAGCGTCCTTAATTCTATTTATTCTGAAGGTCTCCTCGATTGACTGAGTACATGTAGGGCATACCGTATTCTCAGTAAAAAACTTATGCTCTTGTGTAATAGTAGATACTTTTTGAGATATTTTACCTTTAAGGTTTCCTAACTTGCGAAGTTTCTCCGCGTATCCAGTAATAGCATCTTGCTCTCGAATGAGTTCTCTAAGTGGATCTTCTACAGATTCATTATCAGACATTAAATATCCAATCTCTTCCGTAAGAGACATAATGGAAATATTTTTTTCTTCTATATTTTTCTTACCTAAGTTTTCAATTTCTTCGATAAAGTTTTTTTGCATTTCAACTTTATCTTTGATCGTCTCTTTCTTTAATTCAAGTGTTTTAATTTCTTCTTTAAGAGTGCGAATTTTTTCCTTAATGATAATGTTCATTGAAGAAAAAATTTTAATATCCAATAAATCTTCAATAACTTCCCTGCGACTTGGAGTTGGAAGTTGCATAAATGGAACAAAATTACTACTACCCAAAATTACAATCTGAGTAAAGGATTTGTAATTCATTTTCAAAATGGATTGTTCCAGATACTTCTGTTGATCTACTGCAGAAGAGTTTTGATCCAGTTTTGATCCGTTTCTATAGATCTCAAATACATTTGGTTTTATTCCTCTAACAACTTTCCAAGAAATAGATCCAATAGAGAATTCAATTTCAACTAGACAGTCTCTTTCATTAGTAGAATTTACCAGCTGAGGTTTATTAATCTTCCTAAAAGATTTTCCAAATAAACCAAAAGTAAGAGCATCAAGAATTGTACTCTTACCAGCACCATTAGATCCTATGATTAGTGTAGTATTATTTTCATTTAATGTTATTTCAGTAAATTGATTTCCCGTAGAAAGAAAATTTTTCCAACGAATTTTTTCAAATAGAATCATTGCTTTTAGTCAATTTTGGTGGAATTACAAGATCATTTTTTGTTATTATAGCATACTCATATCCATGAATATCGCAGGTTTTTATTAAGACTTCATCATCTACTTCTATAACGTTCATTAGGGGATAATCCTCCTCCTCCAACATTATAGAAAATCTCAACGCATCATCTTCTTCTTCAAAAATATAGAGTACACTATTTCCTTCTTCATTAACTACAGAATATGCACCTTCATCTTCTTTACCATAAATTGTAAGTATAAACATACTACACTAATTCGCAAGCTTCTTTATATACCTCCGAAATCATTTCTTGAATTTTTGCTTTATCAAGATTTATTTCAGACTCTAATATATATCTATTCAGTATGGATAGCGTGTCTTCCGATTCGAAGGCTTCAAATTCTTCATTTGCTTCGATCTGAAAGTTTTCTACTACCTTGAGTTCCGCAACATTTGAAGAATATAATTTATCAATAAACTTTTCAAACTTTTTAATATCCGTTTTCTTACGAACTATTACCCTAACAATCTTGTTCTCATATTCACGAGAATCAAACGTTTGATAAGGAGTGTCTTCATAATAGATATTATAAAATAACCTATGAGGATTATTAATTGGTTCGTGATTTACAGAATCAGTATCGAAGATATGAAACCCTCTAGTATCTCCAACATCTGTCCAGAACATTTCATATGGATTTCCTAGATAGAAGACCGTCCCGTTATCCGATCTAGTGTGATAGTGTCCCGAGTAGACACGCTCGAACTTACCAAATAGTTTGCTTTCCAAACCATGCTCCATGAGGATTTGTCGATTAACTCTAAATCCCTGGAGTTCAAGGTGCCCCATCGCACACTTGCAAGTTGTATTTTTAATAAGTTTAAGAGTGCGTTCTTCATTTTCTTGATTAATCCAGGGTATAAAAAGTACGGGTAATTGACCCAACATCACTTCAGTTGGATCTGAATAAACAGTTACGTTATCGTATTCGCGCAATAACAAATCAACTGCATTTACATCATTTGTATTTTTATAATATGCAGTATGATTACCAACAATTGTATGAACTTTTACTCCCATCTCTTGAAGACGGTCATAGTAATTATTCTTTGCCCACGATAAAGCAGAGAAATCAATTCCTTTACGACTATCAAAAGTATCTCCCATATCAACAACAGTAGTAATCCCTTGCTCTTCGAGTGTAGGGAAAAATACATCATTGTAAAACTTTAGGAAATAATCGTGAAAGAGTTTTGAATTCTTTCTTGCTCCAAAGTGTTGGTCAGTAATAATTGCTACTTTCATTCAATAACGAAGTTTTGAGTGTACAGCGTCTTTAATGGAATTATAGTCGCTATAATTACTTCCGTCAAGTGAGTTGTCATCAAAAACTTGATCAAATCCTGTTCTTTCTAAGATTTTATTTTTGATCTCTAACTGCTTTTTCTCTTTCTGAATACGACGAAGGAAAGCATAGTGAATAATTTGAGTAAAGTAAGCAAAGGGATTTTGTGACTTCTCTGGATTGAAGTTATGAATATATTGAACGCAGTTCTCAATTCCATCGGAAATCATGTCTTCCTTGAACATATAGTTCACAAAGTTTGGTTTGAAGGAAAGGTGATTAGCAATCTTCAGGAAACACTCTCCAATGTAGCGAGGAATAGGAGGTTTTGGTTTATCCTGGGCAAGTGCTAGATCGACACTCTCTCTATAGGAAATTAAAGCAGCTAGAAATTCCTTGTTGTTGACGTAATGTTCAGACCTCTTTCTTTTGGTCATATTTGTAGTGATAATCATTTTGTATCTACCTTATATGTAGATATTATAACATTTCTCCTCAGAGTTGACAACTTTAAAAATAATAACTATAATACCTTTGTTGGGTTTGAAGAAAAATAATAGCTTTAATTATTCTTAAATATCTTTTCTAATATTTCTTTAGCATCAGATATATTAGCTACGTATCCCATTTCTTTAGATATTTTATTCTTTCTGCTAGAAAATTTATCGTTATCTCTTACATAAGACTGATAGATTGATATTATTTGAATGTCTGATGATTCTGAGATTGTAATAACGTCAGACATTTTTATGATAAACATATCATCGGATGCTGTTTTTAGCCACGGTTCTACTTTATAACCAGATAACGAGCTTCTTATTACAATAGGAGATAATACTACTGGGTTTGTAATAAGAAGAAACGTTTCGTGATTTTCTTCCGAAACAGAAACTTTTGCAAATATTTCTTCTCCGGTTTTTAATTTAATAGTAGCATAAAAATCTTCTTCCATTAGTTTTTAAAATTTAAAGTGATTATTTCATAATTAAATTTTTCTTCGTTATAAATTTTAATTCTTTCTATTAGATGATTTAACGTATAATTTTTTCTAGAGTTCACTGTGCAATCGTCAGATATATCATAAAGCATTGCCTTTGTTTTATTTTTTCCTTTTCTAAGGACTCTTCCTATTGATTGTAGATTTCTTATTCTGGATTTGCTGGGAGAAGCAAAGATAACATTATGCAAATTTCGAATGTTAATTCCGGTAGAAAACGTTCCGTAAGATGCAACAATAATTGCGTTATTCTCTCTTTCAGTAATTTCTCTAACCAATTCTCTCTCTTCAGCATCAACTCCACCATGTACAAAAAATACCTTACGGTCATCTTTCTTATTCTTATTTATCAAATTAAATAATGGTTCTCCATGAGTAGAAACTCTACTATACAAAACTAATGTATTTCCCTTTAAATCTAAAGTTAAATTTTTAATAAAATTGTTTCTTTTATCATGAGAGATTAAATATTGAATCTCATCTTCATAAGTTTCAAACTTTTGCGGATTATGCTTTAGAACCAAACATTGAATATCTAATTTAGATAGATGTCCCTGCTCCATCAATTCTGCGGTTCTAGTTACTTTATATGATGGTCCAAATAAACCCTCAAGAACCCATTTATGAGTTTGTGTTCCATCCAATGTTCCAGTAAATCCAAATCTATATTTTGCATGATGAGATTTGCTCATTATTGATATAAGAGATTTGCTCTTGAACAAATGAGCTTCATCGCCTATAATTACATTGTATTTTTCGAAGAATGATCTTTCTAATTTGTAGATAGATTGCCAAGTAGAAACTGTAACAGGAAGATCACTATACTTCTCTCTACCCGAATATATTTGATGACAATATGAATCTGCGTCCCACCCGTAATCACGAAAATCCCCGACTATCTGAGATACAAGAGATGTCGTTGGAACAACTAAAAGAATTTTTTGACCTTTATCCACATAATACCGCACGAGGGCGTAGATCATCAGACTTTTTCCTGACGCAGTTGGACTTATCAATAACTTTCGATTGTGCCGTAAAGCATCATATACTCCCTCTATTTGATACTGTCTTGGGGAATGAGAACAAATAGAATTCATATAGTCCTTCACTCCTTCAAATGAAATAGTTTCATTTACTTCATATGGAAGACCATAGAACTTATTATCTTTAAATTGATACTTATACCCGTAATTATCACAAAAACTTATAACTTTATCTAATAAACCAACGTAAATTTGTTTTGATCTCATATCGAATAAATGGATCTCTCCATTCCAATTTCTTCCTCTATATTGAGGCATGAATTTTGCATTGGGTACTTCAAACTTAAAATAGTCTCTTAGTTCATATTCGATATGAGGTTCAGTTGTAATTTTTAGGAAAACCTCATTGGACTTTTCTATAATCAGATTTGCACTATCAACCATACCCAGCCTGAAACTTAATTACTTCGATTGCATTCTTAATTTGATACGTTCTGTTTTGTATCATTTTTAAAATACTCTCAATATAATTTAGCATAGTTTCATAGTAGTCTATTTTCAAACAAATATTTGAAAGTGATTTGTCTGCATCCAGATACTTTTGTAGTGTTTCTTTATCTCTGATTTTCTTTGGGAATGGATTTTCTAGGTAAACGTCTGGATCTGCTTTACCTGTGTAATATTCATACCTTTCGTGTCGTATATTTCTTCTTTGCTGTTCTGCCTTCTTTTTTAGTAGAATAATATTATTATAAAGATCGAAATATTTTGCATGTAAAATTGGAATATTTAAGGATTCTGTATGTAGATTATCTGGATCAATTTTGGAATCTCTTTCCCACATGGTTTGGATCGATTCAAGATCAAATGTCATAGTCTCTTATCTTTTGCATCAAATAGGTTATATAAAGTATACTTGAATGTTACTTCCGCTGTAAAGTATTCTACCCCAGTGTCTGTTGCATCAAATTCTAGTGCTGATAAATTTACTGGGAATAAATCATTAAACTGCACTTTAAATTGAGTTTTATATGAACTATTGAATACTAATAATGTACCATCCGAATATATATTCATTAATTTTGAATCTCTAGTATCGACATACTTATATTCTCTTTGCAAATCTCTGATCTCTTTTAGACTTTCTGGAAATCCCAAACCACGCATCCAATTTTGTATTTCCATATAATTCTCTAGATTTTCATCTACCAAAAATCTTAGAGAAAAATCATCAAAAGATAACTTATCTCCAGGAATATCAATATCTTTTAAGTATGATGGTTGATTAGCAACTCCTAAAGAAATTCCAGGAATATTTGATGTGTTACTGAAAAAAGCAACTTTTGGTGCTCTAGTCAGAGTAAATTTAAATCCTGTTGGAGCTAAAAAGTTTCTATTTTTTATTTGAGAATCTAAAAATCCTTTAGATATACCAGCCATTTTTTCCTTTTCTAAGTATTTAGATAAAAAAAGAGGGCCCGAAGACCCTCTTGTTTATTTTACTCGCTCACAGTAATAACCATACTGTTTAGTTTCTTCACAAAATACCCGTTCAGATTTCCACTTAATTCCTTTTTGAGAAAGACCTTTTGGAAATCCTGGACGACCTTTATCATTATCAAGATCTTCTTTTGATACTGCTTTAAAAAACCAACCACCAACTGGAGTACTATACCAGGGATAGTTTGCAGATTTACCTTTTCTGTTTGAAAGAGATTTGAATTTATAATTATGTACTGGACCGCCAGTAATTATAGAAGACATACTTTTAAACTGTGACTATGATCAGATTATAAGATAAGATGTTTGTTTAGTCAACCCAATAAAAAAGAGGGTCCGAAGACCCTCTGAACAGACCTTATGGATCTTAGATCACATGAGGTTCTTAACTGCAACTCTTCTATAGTAACGGTTGCTGTTGGTGGTGAGAGCACCTTCGCCAACATCTGTACCCTGTGCGAATGGGTTAGCAACGATACCATAGCGAGTCTTAAAGCCGATCTTAGGCTGGAAGGTGTTCTCGCCAACTGCACGTACCATCTGGAGAGGAACGTAAGGGCAATAGAACAGACCTGCATCATAAGGGGAAGAACCCTTATAACCTACAACGTAGTACTGGTTAGCAGCGTTGTTTGCAGCATATGGATCGATATAAACTCTCCACTTACCCATTAGAACACCAGCGAAGGTGTTACCAGTGTCGTCAACGTTGAGGTTTGCATTTAGAGCTGGGGTGTAATCAAGTACACCAGCCATGCTTAGTGCGGAAGCAACGTCTGCGGAACACATGATAACGTTGCCCTTTCCTCTACGAGTTCTTTGTGCGATCTGGTTAGCATCGCGCTCGATTTGGAAGAGTAGACCTTTGAACTTCTCAACTGACCAACGACCGTTGGAGTCGATATCTAGGTCAAATACACCTGGAGTTGCTGTGTTTAGAGTAGCACCCTGCTCAGCAGTCTTGTAGATGGTTCTGATAACTTCGCGGTTGATCTCAGCAAGAATCTCTGTTGAGAGAATATTTGCGAGTTCTGCTTCAGCATTCAGACCATGGATTGCCTTGAGGTCTTGTGCTAGCTCTAGTGAGTACTCAGCCTTGAGTGCTCTGGACTTAGCAGTTACGGTGACTTTCTCGATTGAGAATGCCATCTCGTTGAACTGATCAGATACGCCAAGATTCTCAGCGTAATCTGTACGCATACCCTGACCAACATTGTAGTCGGTTTGAGTTGCTGTTGAAGTTGGGTTTAGAACAGCTGGGTTTGAACCTGCCTGAGCAGTAGTACCCATACCAACACCACCATTGGTCCAACCATTGGTGTTGTCGTATCCTGTATCTTGACCAGAGAATGCAGTATCTGCTTCATTGAAGAATGCTTCAGTACCACTCTGGTTAACATACTTGGAGCGCATTGCGAAGATGAGTCCAGTAGGACCACTCATTGGCTGAACGCCTGCGAGATCGTATGCAACGAGGTTAGGCATTGCACGACGAATTAGGGAGATCAGAACAGGGTCGAAACCTGCAACTGTCTGACCGCCAGCTGAAGTGTAACCACCATTACCAACAGCGTTGGTTGGTGCTTCAGAAAGGAATGAACCAGACTGCTCGAATGCAGACTGCTCTCTTAGAAATCTTTCTTGGTTTTCTAGCAGGGTTGCGGTTACCGCTCTACGATGGGAATCCTTGATTTGATCAAGACCCTCATAGTTGAGGATAGGTGCCCACTTTTCCTGCAGATGCTCGTTATTGAACATTTGCGTTTACCTCTTAAAAAGTGTGTTTGTTTACGTTTGATTAATATTAAATTCAGCCTTGGCGAAATGCTGAAAGTGTCTTTAGGTAAGCAGCCATGTTACCTGAATATGATTCAGGAGCTCTGTCTACACCCTCAGATAGGGTTTCAGATTTTGCTGTTTGAGAAACTGATCTTGATGAGAAATATGATTCTCTCAATGTTTCCAGTTTTTCACGATATTCTTCCTCACTTTCAAACTCAACACTTTCGGCAAGTGAAGCGAGCTTTTCTTTCTGAGTGTCTGCTAGACCCTCGGAAACCTGATCAAAGATTCCATCTGCAACCGCCTCTGCGAGACGCTTGTTTAGGGAAACGTTTTTCTCAATTTGCTCGTTGAGTTTTGTCTCCATTTCATCAAGTTTTTCTACCATGCTCTCTAGAACATTATATTTATCTTCAGGGATTGATACATAATGTGCTTCAAAAAGGTCCTTGAGACCAGTCATGAAGGATTCGGTTAACTCTTCCTTCAGACCATTTTCAACAGCGAGTTTATTTTCATCGATCCACTCGCCAGAAACATATTCAAGATAAGAATCAACTCTTTCAGTAAGAGCTGATCTAATTTCTTCAACTTCTTCTTGGAGAGCAATCGAATATTGCTCTTCCAATGAAGAGGTGATTTCAGAAACTTTAGAATTGATAGCTGACTCAAAGATTGTCTTTGCCTTTTCTTTGAACTCTTCTGAAAGTTCTACTTCGGTATCAATATTCAGTAGTGCATTGAGATCTTCTTCAATTTCATACTCAATGGTTTCTTCTACTTCTTCCTCTGCAGCAACTTCTTCCTCTTCTTCTGCTTCTGCTTCTTCTACCTCTGCGGTAACTTCCTCATCATCTTCTTCAGTAATAACTTCGTCATCAAGCTCCTCTTCTTCCTTCACAGCAGAAGACTTATTGAGGGTCTTCATTCCATCAGCAGCACCAGCTCCTTTGTTTACTACATTCTTAACTTGCTTAAGAGTAGCACCAGGAGTTTTTAATTTTGATGAATCATCATCAGACTTATAATTTTCTGGTGTTGGGCCACCCAGATCTTCCCAACCGCCAGTTTGACCATCAGGGATTCCTGTTGTTAGTTTGCCCATTGGATCAGCAGCTGAAGCTCCACTGTTAACAGCGGTTCTGGATTGCTTAGTGCCTGCTTCCATTTCTTGTAAATTGTTACCACGAGACATTTGAACTCTCCGATTAACCTTGAAATTTAATCTATATTTATTTATTAAAATATAATTTTAAAGACTATTTAGAAAATTATTGAATAAGTCTAACTTATGTTCTTCTAGTCTTTTTTGATCAACTAAAGTGTTGATTCTACGCTTAGTTTGCTCTGCAAGTTTTTCACGAAGAATACCACCATCCCATACCCATTCTTTTCCTTCCATAATTCCTTCAACAAAAGCATCTGGAGCGGAAGGATCTGCTACAATATCTGCAGCAGTCGCAAGCATAAAGTCATCACCAACAACATTGAATCCTTCTCTTGTTGGTTTTAATGACCCAATACCACGAGAAGAAACGCCTAGTTTTACTCCTTCGCTAATAAGAGATTCTGCAATTTTACCCATTGGGGTTGAAAGAATCTTTGCTTTACCAATAAAATTATTTCCACTTTCTTTCAATGAAACAATTTTATGAGAAACTCTATCTAAATTAACAGTAGGACCATCAGGGTGTCCCAACTCACCAAGAGCTCTTCCTGCTTGAACATGTGCTTCATTATATCTACCAACTTCACGTCTAAGAGTTTCCATTGGATACATGCGACCATTTCGGTTCTTTATATTTCCCTGTAAGAAAACCCCTTCTATGTACAATGATTTTTTTCCGTTATTTTCTTCAGTAATAAAATTTACTGATTCTATTTCTTCTCTGATTAGTTTCATGGTTCTTAGTTGGTGAGTCCTACTTTAGCGGCTAATACTGTTCCAGCAGATGCAAAGATTACATCAGTTGAAGCCTTTTGAAGGAATTCAACTGACCCGGTTGCCAATGTAAATGTATTGGTAGTTGCAGCACCGACAGCAGTTGAGATGCTTACCGTAGCTGCTGCTCCTGAACCATTATATAATCTTACACAGGTTGCTTCACTAATACTAGAAGCGGCACCTGCAGTTGTAGGCATTGCAACTTCTGTTGCAATTATTTTTGTTCTTTGCATTGTTATAATAAAGTCCTATAATAGTTATTTATTATTCCGCGTCTTCTTCAGATTCATCTTCTAACCCAAAAACTACAGATGCTACTGTAGGTCTTAGATCATCAATTTTTTCTGAAGATTTTGTATATAAAATATCTTTAATTTTATCACTAATTTCTGAAGGTGCTTCGTCAGACATAATCATGTTTATTAGATCTTCCATAAATTTTTGAATCAATTTCAATTACTTATTTATATCTCGGATGCTTCTACATCTGAGGCATCTATTTCTGGTTCAATGGGAACTTCTCCAGATGCACCATCGATAGAATCTCCAATTGGTTGTCCAGTTTCGGGATCAACAGGAGCATTTGGATCTGGAATAATTCCAGCTTCAATTTCTTGTTGAATTAGAATATCCTGTTCGATAATTTCTTCATCAGTTTGGCGAAGAATTTTGCGACGAACGTAATCTTGAGAATAATATTTACCAATGTATGGTTCTGCAGTAGCAACCATATTCAATCGTTCAGTCATCAACTCAGCTTCTTTTAGTTCTGAGAAATGATTATCGTATAGAAAATCATACTGAATATGCTGCTCCATGGTTTCCCAATCTTCTGGAGTAACAATGTTTTTTAAAATAAGTTGAGTCTTGAGCATATCATTGAACATATTTGAGAATCTCTTTCTCAAACGTCCAACAAACTTGGTGAACTTCAATTCATCTCTCAAAATTTCTGAAGAACGACCTAAATTAAATCCACCTTCTCCGTCCATTCTTGATGGTGGTACATTGAGAGAGCGATATAATTTCTTTTTAAAATACTCAATATCTGTAATTTCTCCAAGATTTTGACCGCCTGGTAGTGTAGTGATTTCAGTTCCTCTACCACCTTCACGGCGAGGAAGCCAGAAGTCCTCAAGCATACTCATATATTTCTTATCATCACGAATTTCTCCAGTTGATGCATCATATACAAGTTTATTGCGATAACGCATCATAACATCACGAAGATATTGTTCTGCTTTTACCTTAGGTAAATTGCCTACGTCGATATAGAAAATTCTACGTTCCGGAGCACGAGACAATCTATAGATAACAAGTGAGTCTTCAATCATACGAAGTTGATTTAGTGACTTAATTGCTTTGTGGAGATATGAGAGAACTGTCCCCTTATTTCTATCCACTAGACCAGAAGTGCAGTAGGTAATTGAATCTCTAGAAAATTTTACACCGGCACTTGATGATGAAGTATTGCTTGTTAATTGAGATCCTGCATTATTACTTCCCTTTGAATTGTATATAAAATATTCATCTATTTCTGGAAATGTAAATGATTCTTCGTCAGAATTTCTTCTAACTAATCCATCATTTTTCTTATCTTTTCTTTGCTGTCTAACATAACGCATTTTTAATGCGTCAATATATCTAAGTTCTTGAATTCCGTCTTGTGGATTTTTTAAATCTATTACTTTATGATAATAAAGTCTTCCATCAATATACCAATTTCTATAGATCTCATGTGATTTTTTATCAAAATCTAATAAGTCTAATATGTGTTTAAATTCTTCTCTTATTTTCTTTTTTATACCATCACTAGCATTTAAATTTGATAATTCAATCTGAACGGGAACATCATTTGTATCGGAAACAATAGCTTCATTTACAATATCTTCGATTGCACTATCCACCTCTGGGTGAAGTGCCATTTCCCTATATCTTTTAATTAGATCAAATTCTGTTCTATAAACACCTTCAATATCTACATAAGAACCAAAAAATCCACTGGTTAAATAATGGTCAACCCCGTCCTCATTATTTTGAGGAACGGGGGAAACTGTAGATGGTGATTTTTTGTTATTATCTTCTATTGAAAAACCAAATAATTTAGCCATTATTAAAGTGTAAACTAGATTAATACTATTTATTAAACAATAGCAACTCCAGTTTGATCGGTAGCACCACCACTGGTTTGCTGAGATCCAGCAGTCCAGTATTGAACTTGGAACTCTACAGTGTATTCTTCGATGGTATCGGATGAATCATATGATAGATCAATCTGAGATACATTTGTTGGGAATACATCATAGAATAGATATGTTCTCAGTGGAGTAATACCAGAACCACCGACTAAATCATAGTTTTGGTTTGAATTGTCCATTCTGTTGCTAGCACCTCTACCGAGTTGATGAACAACAGCATTTGTCATATATGAAGTTGGATTTGTTGCACCAGTGTTATTATCTAACTTGCTGATGGAATTCATCCAAAGTTCGAACGCAGATCTCAGTTTGAAATCTTCGTCATTGATAATGGTAACAGTCCATGTATCGAAGGTTCTGTCTCCAGCAACCTTGAGGATTCTTCCTCTAAATGGAACATCAATTGGAGCAATGTTTGATGCTGGAAGAGCAGCTGCTTTGCATAAGAAATTGAAAGCTTCTGCTTCTCCATTAGCACCAGTTGCCCAAGTTGCACCAGAGTTTGTAGCAGCGGCTGGGAATGAAGGAATATTTACTTCAAATAGATTGGGTCTAGCGCCGCCACCTGCTAATTTTGATTTGAAATCTGTGATAGTTCTTAAAGTAGACATTTTAGTAGTCCTCCCTTTTTAAGTTAAAATAATAATCAAACTCTTCCAGCCACTTCTTCGAAGCTTACACCTGTACGGGTTGCTACGAAAGTTAGTGTTACGAAGTTAATTGACTTGGCTGGTTTTAGGAAGATGTCTGCTCTAAATTCATTGTTATCAATAACATCGGGAGTGTTATTGGTTTCATCACAAATAACCAGGAAGTCATAGACTCCTCTCTTAGCTTGAATATCTCTAAGATAAGGTTCTACAATGTTAACGAAATTAGCTCTGGTGATTTGATCATTAAGTTCGAATAACTGAGCTTCTGCTGCTTTTTGTAATGCTTGCTCAACCGTCAGGAATAAACGACGAACGTTAATTCTGTCGAATGCTGAAGAATATCCAAGAGCAGTTTTATCACCAAAGAGAAGAATTCCAATTCCTGGTTGATTAACAATTGCGTTAATTCTTCTTGGATAGAGTTGATCTCTTTGTGCTTTATTTGGGTTGTATGCTAGTTTAATTGCATTGTTTAAAATTCCTCTTTGCTGACCAGCAGGTGAGAACCATGGATATGCAACTAAGTTTGTTCTAACCATCATTCCGCCAACATCACCATTACATGGGATATATCTGAATTGATTATTAAATCTATCATACATGTACTTATAACCAGTATCAAATACTGCGTATGATGAAGAAGGAAGTGGACTAAAGAATCTAATTAAGTTGTCGGTTTGAGTATCGGAATTTGTGATACCAATAATACCCTTTCCATCTGCTCCTCTGTGTGGAGAAATGCAAGCAACGCAATCTTTTCTCTGATTTGCGATGGACATCACATAATTTGCTTTTGCTTGTGATTCTTCTAAAGTTCCAAAACCAGGACCATTTAGAATGAAGTCAACTTCGATTTCATCCTTGTTTGAGAAGAGACTATATGCTGAAATTACATCACCCAATTCAACGGAATAACCATTATTAGCAGAATTGTAGTTGTTACCATTTGTTAGGGTATATGTAACATTTCCAATAGCACTGAATGTAACACCCTGAGTTTCTTGGTTCCAAATGCCATCAGCAATTGAAATTGGACTAAATGATTCTGATTTTACACCAGAATATGTTGTAAATCCAGTAGCAACAGGTGTAGTACCATTTTGAGAATCATATTCATCTGAAGGATTAGCGCCAGCAAAAATATAATCTGAGAAGTTAGCTAGATAATTCTTCCACCAGATCTTCTGTGGAGAATTGATTGCGGAAATTGAATCAGTTGCCTTCGAAAGATTTACATGCTTTTCTAGAAGATTTCCTTGAATTCCTGTGATCTTTCCTTCATCATCAAAAATCGCAATATGTAGCGCGTCATTTTTTGAACTTCTATCTAACGAATATCCATTAGAAATTGGTTTTGGTGCAATTGATTTCCAATAAATTGTGCTATTAACTAATCCAAGAGTTTGCGAATCATACCAATCAGCGACCGATGTTGCCTGCGATGTGTTTACGTTGGTTCCAGAGTTATTTACGAATGTTAAAGTATCAAGTCTAACTATGGAAGATAGTCTATCATTTTCAGAATATGTTATTGGTGTTTCCACCCCAGTGGTGCTAGCAAGGGAAACGATCTTAACGTCAACTTTACTTGCTCCGGTAGAAGCATCTGTTGTAACACCAGTAATTATTCCTTTAAGGTAACCATTAAATACTGAGGTGCTTCCTGATCCAGCTGAAACGCTGTTTATACCGACTGTAACACCATATCCAATTACTGCTCCAAGTGCAGATGGATTAGTTGTTGCAATTCCGATTATTTGATCTGCTTTATCATCAATTAAACAAACCTTTAGACCATTTGCCCAGACTCCTGGATTTTTTGCTGCATAGGCAAAAGTTACAGAATCATCGGAGTGATTATCATCATAATCATCGTAGTTGTAAATTTTTAGATCATTTGAGGCAGATACATCAAATCCTGCGTTAGCATTGTTTAGTTCATCACCAGCACATCTTACAACCTTAAGAACACCACCGTATGATAAGAATGAAGATGCTGTGAGCCAATACTCATACTGTCCATCTTCATTTTTTGGTTTTCCAAAAATATTAATTAATTCTTGTTCGGTGTTGATGTCTATTGGTACTTCAACTGGACCGATGGGAAAGGGGCCTGCAATAGCACCAATATTATCTAAAATATTTTCAGCTCTCCCAACTGTTAAATCAACTTCCCTAGTAAGTACACCGGGAGATAATTGAGGAGTCGCCATGTTTTTCTCCTGATAGTTTCAGATTATCTAAAAAATATTTATTAAAAAATCACTTTACGCGGGGGAAAATGTGCGTAAACATACTACCAATCAGGATATTCCCACATATATCCTAAATTAGATGTCTTTCTTTTTCTCAAAACTCTGTTTATTGTACAATCTTTACATTCGTAGGAAAATGATGATGCAACTGCTCCTCTATCTTTGCGTGTTCTATAGAAACAGTCTATAAGGTTTTTTATTTCTCCACATACCCTGCATTCTCTATCGTATAATAAAAGATGTCCAAACTTTACCTGATTATCTAAGTCCATTATTTGTACTCCCACATATAAGACATATCTCCATATTCATCCGTAAACCATCTATCTCCACTAGAATCAACAAAACTCTCAGAATCTAACCCATCAACTATAAAACCAAATGGAGACATATCTTGCTCTATCTGATTTTTTTGTTCTTCATACAAACGCTTTCTGATATCTTGATCTGTAAGTTCCTTAAAATACTCTTGTGCAACTAACCAAGCATAGATGACTAGACACATCGCTAAGTCATCATTACAACCCTCTTCTGCTTCAAATGAATTATGCTTTGAAATGAAAGTCGTAAGTTCTGATATTATTTCATAATCTTTAAAGAGTAACTTATCACTCTCAATCATTGCTTTAAGATTTAAAGCACCGACTTTTTTTACAGTTTTGGACATCTTTACTCCAAGTTGAGTCTTCTTCCCAGAGAAACCTTGTCCTACAATCTGCCCAGCACGCCCTCTCATAGAGCACATTAGTACATTTTGATACTCTAGATCGTAATGTAATAATGACGCTACCTGATCGCCTATATCATTGACCTCACAGAGAATATACGCACTATTATAATTCTTTGCAACTTCCCAAATTATATTTGGGAATAACATAGGTTTAATTTCATTATTCCTGTATTTTGCTACAATTCTATGAGGAAATTGTGTTATATCTACAACTACAAATGCGGAGTAATCTTCACTAACTCCTCTAGCGACATCCACTGTAATTATATAATCGTGGTTTTCTATTACTGGTTCGTATACATCCAATCCCGCACTTTTTTTGATTGGATCTTCGTAAACAAAACTTTTTAATTTACTTGGTGAAATAAGAGTATCGACGGATCCTAAAAATTCACACTCAAATTCGATTTTGAATTGTTGATCGGATGTGTTTGCAATGGTTTGTTTTTTCCATTCCTCATCTCTTCCAGGAACTTCCGACCAATGAACATCAGTTGGTACATATTCATTTTTACCTTTTTCTGCATCATGCCACATTCGGTAGAAATGATTCATACCATGTGGAGTTGATACGATAATTACTTTCGTGTTTTTACCGGAAGTAATAGTAGGATAAACAGATGCAAAGAAGGAATCTGCGATATGGTTTGGAACGAAAGCGAACTCATCGAGAAAGAGGATATTGAACGACATGCCTCGGACAGCACTTGCAGACGTAGAAGCAGCCAGAATCTTTGATCCATTTTCTAGTTCAATGTTTCCTTTATTCCATGCTATTATACCCTGTTGCATCCATTTTGGTAAGTTTTCGTAGGCAGTTGCTAACCTACTTAACAATTCTCTAGCAGTTGCCGCTTTGTTAGCAAGAATACCAATATTTACACTATCGTTGAAAATAAGATAATGTAAAAGATACGAAACAACAGTGGTAGATTTACCAGTCTGCCTAGGCATTTTGCAGATGTTAAATCTATTTTTGTGGAAATTGTTGATTAATTTTTCTTGGAAATGATATGGCTCAAACTGTGTTAACCCCTCATCAAGGCTTACAATCTTTACATAATTTTTAGCAAAATATACCGGATCTTCCTGACATTTTACGAACTCAAGAATTTGATCTTGAGTAAATTCAATTTGAGTATTTGCCTTCTTTAAATTTGGATTACCAAGATATACACTATCAGTCATAAAAATTACCTTTGTTCAATCCAGTTCAATACCGCAAGTGCTTTTTTGTTGGTGTTTGGACTTGCACAAACAAGTGTATAAGTATCACTAATTGTTCCAATACCACTTCTACCTAACTGAAGTGCTGCTTTAATATCAAGATCAACTAACGCACCACTACCATTAATTACAAAACCACTCAAAAGATCACTTCCACCAGATACTGCGGTTTGAGTGATATTATACTGCATAAAGGAGTTTGGATCGGGATGATCCAACCAAGTTCCTCCAGTCAGTGTTGCATTTTGTAGAAGTTGCCAATAAACATTCGTATTATCATCAGTTGCTGCCTGTAATGATCTCAAAAGCATTACACCAGTTAGATTATTAGATTTTAAACGAATGCTTATAATTGGATAATATGTATTTGCAGATGCCATCGTTGTCCCTGTGATGGGATTTGATATACTCAAAAGAGTTCCAAGTTTCTCTGGTTCTCCTTCCTGAATAAGAGAATTGGAACCTTGATAAAGATAATGAGTTCCTGCAACACCAGTTACATTTTCTATCTCAAGACGAATGGGAAGGAATGGAGTAGAACACCAAACTCTATCTTGAGTGTTTGAGTTATCAAAAGTATGACTTTTAATGGTTTCACCTTTCATTAACCATTCAAAATTTACCGTTCCAGCACCATACCACTCATAACTTATAGAAATCATCTGTTGTTTTGTTGGGTCTGCGACTACACCAGTCCAACCATTACCATCAAACTTTTCACCATTCCAATCATCTCTACCAACTCTTATTTCTGT